ATGGTGCATCAAATATACTTGATGTAATCATAGGTGAATTGAAATTTACTTTGGATGGAATGAAATATTTGTTGTGTCAATCTTCTACAGTATGTAGAAGTGGAGGAATTTAATGAAAGGACATTTATGCAAATAAACACATCAATGGATAATATAATAGAAAAATATTCTGAATTAAAAGAGGAATTGAACGGCAAAAATCCGTTTGTGAAGTATTCTCTTCTTAAAGCAGAACTTGATAATAAAGATCCTCTTAAACGATATTCACAAATCAAAGAAGAATTAGATTACATCAAAGAAGAGAATGCAAGGAAATTTGAAGAGGATGAAAAGAAAAGGGAAGAAAATGCTCTTGGGGCTATGGAATCTCTTTTTCATTCGTTTGGTGGAGAAGAATCAGATGTTGAAAATCAACCAATTGTTGTCGATGAACAACCACAAGAACTTATATCTGAAGAAGAAATTGTATTATCTGAATCTGACATTACTGAAGAAAAAACAACGGTAAGTCAAGCTTTAGAAGTTATTACCAAACAAGAAAAAAATAAAGAAGAAAAAGTAAAAGAGGAAAGTAATCCTATTCAAGTCAAAATTAATAGACTTGAACACCAAATCAAACAACTTTTTCTTGATAAGTCTGCTCTGGGTGGGGGGTTAGATCCAAATAAAATTTCTGCACATTTAATTCCTACAACTGCAAATACTTACGATTTGGGTTCTTCTGATAGGCCTTGGAAAGATGTACATTTAAGTGGAGCGACTCTTGTAATTGGAGGTACAGAACTTGCATCATCAGAACTTACTGTACTTGATAATGTTACCGCCGGTACTATTTCTGCAAGTAAAGCAGTAATTGTTGATTCCAATAAAGATATTACTGGTTTTAGAAATGTAAGTGCAGTTGGAACGATTACAGGTGGAACTCTTGCCGGAACACTTTCCACGGCTGCACAAGGAAGTGTTACTTCACTTGGTACATTAACTGCACTTACTGTTGATGATATCATCATCAATGGAACAAACATTGGACATACGAGTGATCCAGATGCTATTGCAATAGCATCAAGTGGAAACGTAACAATATCTCAAGATTTGGCGGTATCTGGTGCTCTTACCATTAGTGGGGGAACTACTAAAATTGAAAGCACAGTTACTACAATTGTTGATCCAATTATTCATCTCCAAACTGCATCGGGTGGTGGGGCATTGGGTTCTGATACAAATAAAGATGTTGGTCTTGCACTTCAGTATCACACAGGTTCGGCTGCAAAAACTGCATTTCTTGGATACGATGATTCGGCTGGAAAATTAACATTTATACCAGATGCATCACTTTCTTCAGAGGTTGTTTCTGGAACTACTGGAACAATTGTGGCTGCACTTGAAGGAAATTCAACAACTGCGACTACCCTTGCAAATGCAAGAACGATAGGTGGAACCTCTTTTGATGGATCTTCAAATATTGCTGTTGCACTTTCTGCAACAACTACTGCACTCGCAAATGCAAGAACGATAGGTGGAGTTTCATTTGATGGAACTGCAAACATTAATCTGCCTGGTGTGAATGCATCTGGAAATCAAGACACATCTGGAAACGCAGATACCTCAACCGCACTTGCAACTGGTAGAACCATAGGAATGACAGGAGATGTGGTTTGGACATCTGCATCTTTTACTGGTTCGGGGAACGTAACTGGTGCTGCAACAATTCAGGCCGGATCGGTTGAAAATTCTATGCTCGCAGATGATGCAGTAGGAGCAGATGAACTTGCATCTGATGCAGTTGTGAATTCAAGTGTTGCATCGGGAGCTGCGATTGCACTTTCTAAACTTGCAACAACAACTGCAAGTAGAGTGTTAGAAACAAGTGGAACTGGTGCAATTTCTGCAAGTGATATAACTACAACCGAACTTGCATTTCTGGATGGATCTACTGCTGGTTCGGTAGTTAATTCAAAAGCAGTTATCTATAGTGGAACTGGTACGATTGAAGGAACATTATCTACGGCTGCACAGGGAAATGTTACATCTCTTGGAACATTGACAACTCTTACAGTTGATAATGTAATCATCAATGGAACTACCATTGGTCATACTGGTGATACTGATTTATTAACAGTTGCAAGCGGTATTCTTACGGTTGCAGGCGAAGTATCAATGACAACCCTAGATATTGGGGGAACGAATGTTACTTCAACCGCTGCAGAGTTAAACAGATTAGATGGAATTGGAAGTGCGGTAGTTGGTCTTACCGATTCTCAAACATTAACAAACAAAACACTTACGAGTCCAGTTTTCAATACTGGTGTAAGTGGAACAGCTGTTCTAGATGAAGATGATCTGTCCTCAGATAGTGCAACTAAGATTGCAACACAACAATCTATTAAAGCATATGTTGAAGCAACTTCAACTGCAATGGCAATAGCACTTGGTTAAATAATGCAAGAACATGGAACTTACTTAGGAAATCCCTTACTCAAATCCGCATATGTTCATCAAGATTGGACAGAGGAACAGGTAGGCGAATATGTCCGATGTCAACAAGACCCCCTGCATTTTATAACTGAACATATTAAAATCGTTTCTCTTGATGAAGGATTAGTAGATTTTAATGTTCGTGATTATCAAAAGGACATGATTGATCGTTTTCACAATGAAAGATTTGTGATATGTAAAATGGCGAGACAATCTGGTAAATCAACTACTATCCTTGCATATCTTCTTCATTACATCCTTTTCAACGAAAATGTTTCGGTTGCGGTTCTTGCAAACAAAAAAGCAACTGCAATGGAACTTCTTGGAAGATTACAACTAGCATACGAACACATGCCGAAGTGGATGCAACAGGGAATTTTGATATGGAACAAAGGAAACATTGAACTAGAAAATGGCTCGAAAATTCTTGCTAGTTCTACTTCGGGTTCTGCAATTCGAGGTGGTTCATTCAACATCATTTTCTTAGATGAATTTGCATTCGTTCCCCAAAATATTTCCGAAGAGTTTTTCAGTTCGGTATATCCTACAATTTCTTCTGGTAAAACAACAAAGGTATTCATTGTCTCAACTCCAAACGGCATGAATTTGTTTTATAAGTTATGGACGGATGCGGAAGAAAAACAGAATGACTATTCTCCTATTTCGGTTCATTGGTCACAAGTTCCAGATAGAGATGAGGTTTGGAAAGAGAAGACAATACGGAATACTTCAGAACGACAGTTTCAACAAGAGTTTGAATGTTCTTTCTTAGGTAGTTCCAATACTCTTATTTCTACCGAAAAACTCATGTCTATGCCGTTTAAACAACCAATTTTTCAACATGGAGGATTGGATGTGTATCAAGAGCCGGTGTTGAACCATACTTACGTTATGGTGTGTGATGTTGCAAGGGGGGTAGGTTTAGATTACTCTGCGTTCTCTGTTTTTGATGTTACAAAACAACCTTACCGGCAAGTTGCGAAGTATCGTAAGAATGATATTTCACCGATGTTGTATCCAAATGTGATTTTTACAACCGCACAGAAATATAACGAAGCATTTGTTTTAGTGGAGGTAAACGACATCGGACAACAAGTGGCTGATATTCTCTATCACGATATGGAATACGAGAACATGATGATGGTTACGATGCATGGGAGAAACGGACAACAAATTGGCGGTGGTTTTTCCAAGAACGTATCAATGGGAATCCGTACAACGAAACAGGTTAAACGAATCGGATGTGCAACTCTCAAAGATTTAATTGAGAGAAACAATCTACTTATTGAAGATTTTGATACAATAAGTGAATTGACAACCTTTATTGGAAAGAGTACTTCTTGGGAAGCGGATGATGGGGCTCATGATGATCTAGTGATGGGATGTGTCCTCTTTTCTTGGTTAGTGCAACAGCGGTACTTCAGAGAACTCACAGACCAAGATATTCGGGAAAAAATGTTTGCGGAACAAATGAAAATGATTGAGGAAGAGTTAGTTCCTTTTGGAATTATTAATGATGGTAATGATCCAGATGAATTCCAAATTCCAGGCGATGATAATGTTTGGAAACCGGCCAGTGATAAAAATCAGTATGAATATTTTTAGAGATATACTTTTTTCTTAGATTCAGATTCAAATCCGAAATCGTCTTCTTCTTTTGTTATTTCAGTATTCAACAATAAAAGTAACGCATCAATTTCTTTTTCTAATTCTGGTCGAACATTACGGAGTCGAAAGAGATATTTGACACTTTCTTTCTCGATCATTTCTTTACTAACACGAACCGAACTATAACTTTTTTTATTTTGACTTTTAGTTTGGAGTACAAGATGATTAGGATTGACACAACCATTATTTTCACAGGTTTGATGAACAACCATATTTTCAGCAATATTTCCTTTGTGTAAGAGATATGAAAATCGGTGTGCGGGCATAGATTTTCCATCAATCGAAAACATACCATACCCCTGTTT